ATTGTAGAGTATGTTTATAAACATTTTTAATATAGAGATAGAGTATCGAAAATAATCGATACTCTATCTCTAAGTCATTTCGTTTTAGTTATATATTGCATAGCTATGTAAACATACACTATTTGTATATACCTATCTAAAGATAGTTATATATTATTTAAATAGGAATACATATGTATACATAAGGAGAAAACAATGACACAAACAAGATTTTATGTTAACGGTTATATATATAACCTTGGTGAACTATTAAGCTATGAAATTAGTAAACAAGATTTTGATAAGATCTATAACACGCAATTAGAGTTACCGGACGATGAAAATATTATCGTTTCTTTAGAAGCAAATAAAGTTGATCTGGAAGAAATGCTTCTAGTTACATCGATAACCACAACGCCATTAGAAGATGAGGAATATATGTTTACAGACGGTATGATGAGTCTAAAGGCTATATATAAAAAGAAGGATCCAACTGAAGTCATTCCAGATTTCAATGCGCTAGTAAAGCATTTAACTAACAAATAGATAGTAACGTAGAGTTTTACTCTACGTTACTATCTTACAATTTTAATAGGAGATATAAGTTTCATAACACGTAACAACGTGTGAGATGAAAAAAATTCTGTTAACATAAGATGGTTTGAAGTCTTATGTCATATATAAAAAGTAAATGTTAAATAAAATTAAGGAGTATATTATGCAAATGACCGAGTTTTACATCAACGGTTATAGAGTAGACAGAGGTCCGATACTAAGCGCACCTCTAACAATGGAAATGGCTATAGGAGCTATTGAATTACAAAAAGCTAACGAAGGTAAAGATATTATAGCTAAACTACAAGTAGGTGGATTTATATATAATATGCTTGTCGAAAATATTGCGACTAGTCCTATTGAAGACCTTAGTGAAGTAACAGAGGTGAGTCGTGTTCTTGAGATATTTCTAGGTGATAGAAATAGTGATATTTTAGATTGGAATAGTCTTGTAGAGGAAGAGCGAAAGAGACAAGAAAAACAAAACGCTCTTCGCAATGTATGGGATAACATCGAAATAGAAGACGATCCGATAAAGTACATCCGAAGTTATTTCGGTAGTCGCGATTTAGCACCAACCCATGGATATTTTATAAGTGGTAAACCATTTATAAAATACGACTTATCAATGGCGGGAAACTTTAAACTAGGTTTTAATGGTACCAATGTCGATGTTGAGTTCGGATTAGATAGAAAGCTAGATAAGTATATCGATAAGCTCTATGATGTTCTTGAAAGTTGGTCAGTGCACGAAGATTTTATGTTTAACCTTACAAAAGAAAACACCGATCTAGAACTAAAAGAAGGTGCCAGGTTAATCGCTACTTATGGTATAACCGATAATGTTATACGTGGTAAAGTAGAAGATTTTCAATATGGTATAGAATGCGGCTTTGAACATAGGTCTTATACCAAATACGGTATCAAAATCGAGCTGGATATCTGCAATAGATATCTAAACAATGTGAGACTCGAAAGAATTATCGAGTCTTTGGCAAGTACCCTCGATATTACTATTCCACCGCTAGTGGAAGTTCTAAAATAAAATATACAGATAGACTAGATTATTTCTAGTCTATCTGTACTCTTCTTTTTTATTTTATTATCATATCTAATTTAGCAAGTATGGTCTTATGTATTTTTACACTAGCATCTAGTATTCTAACGATAGCGGCTACGTTTGTTACGATAGCAGCTGATTCTTGTAATACTGGTCCTAGTTCATTAGCCCTTACTTTACTAATATTAAGACTGTTCTTTTGTGCTTGGTTCAATAGTTCTTTAGCGTTATTTCCTATTTTATTAGCATAGTTAAAAATCTCTTGTACTTTCTCAAGATCTTTAGCAAATAACATATCTTTCAAACTGTTATGTATCGCTTGGATAGATTGCAAGTTAGGTATAACATCTCCAAATTCTCTACTGTCTGCTACTTGTTTACCATTGATTATATCTGTTAAATAGTTTGTTGTTTCTTTACTATATTTTTTCAAATTATCAACTAGTTCTTTATTAGGTATAATAGATGTTCTATAGTCTTCGTCTCCTAATAGTTTACTAATAAACGTATCAGTATTTTCTAATAGTGGCATAGCTGTAGTTTCTATATTATCTATATGTAATTTTAATCCAGTTACTAAAGAGTAAAGATCTGGTTTAACACCTGGTATCCAAGGTAGTAAGATATTCTTAATATTATTATAAGTTTTTGCATCAGATTTAACTACTTTATCTATAGCTTTATCAAATTTTGTAAACTCTTTATACAATGCAGAAGTTTCTTTAGATACTTCTTTAGTATCGTTCTTACTATTCAACCCGAATATCCCAGCTATAGCTTCTATTTTCTTTTTGAAAAATGAAGTCACAGACATAATAAAACTACCAAAGCCTTCCTGATTCGCAGTTAGTTGTTCAGTAGCATAAGTCATATCTGGTAGTAGCTCTTTAGATATTTTATAATTTTTATAAATGCTCTTCATCAGAGGCTCCTTATGAGGTAGATATTTCAGTTAACAAAATCCCTATAGCTAGTGTTTATCTATAAACTAATTAGACTCTAATTGAGTAAAATACAACAAGGAGATAAATATGGCTGGAATATTCGAATTCGCTATGAACAATAGAGCTATGCCTAAGATCTATATTCCTGTCGGTTGCTTAATGGATATCCCAACCGCTTCTATAATTAAAGGCGCAAAAGGTGAAACTATTTTCAATGGCGGATTAGGACAAGTTATAGGCGTAGTTGGTGCTGGTAATAACTTTAAAAGCACACTTATACACTATATGACATTATCTGCTGCTAGTAAAATAGCAGAAGCTACTAAAACCTATATCTTAACTTACGATACAGAAGTAAATATAAGTTTTGATCGTTTAGAAAGATTTGCATCTGAATTCCCTTCATTAGGAGAACAACCTATTCTAGGTAGTGATCCTATGTGGGCTATTATGGATAAGTCTAATATGCCTGCTAATAAGTTTGGGGATAATCTTTTTGAATATATGGATCAAAAAGTAGCTGATAAGAAAAGCTATGTAACTGTAGAATGTATGTTAGATCCTTATACACATAAGCCAATGTCAATACCTGTACCTACTTTCGTAGAGATAGATAGTTTTACAGAGTTTGAAGCAGCTTCAGTTGCTGAAATGCTTTCTGGGGATCTTGATGCTAAAGATACTAATACCTACGCTATGAAGCAAGGCGGTTTTAAAACTAAGTTCTTAAGTCAGCTACCTGGTAGATGTCCACAATCATCAACTTATGTACTTGTTACAGCACATACTGGTGATAAAGTTAATATGGGTTTACAACCTTGGGAAGAACCTTCTAAGAAACTTCAGTTCCTTAAGACTGGTGATTCTATTAAGTCAGTAGGTAGTAAATTCAGTTTCCTTACTAACTTAGCATATCAAGCGCATACAGGTTCTGCTTTCTATAATCAAGGTACTAAAGGTCCGGAGTATCCTAAAGATCCAAATGATATACTTAAATCAGATCTTAATAAAGTTACTCTTACTACTTTACGTTCTAAGTCTGGCCCATCAGGTGGTAATATAGAAGTTCTTATTTCACAAACAGAAGGTGTTCTTCCTACCTTAACAGAATTTCATTATCTTAGACAGAACAAATCAGGTACTCCTGGTTTTGGTATCTCTGGTTCAGATCGTAGCTACTCTTTAGATCTTTATCCAGATGTTTCGTTATCTAGAACTACTGTACGTAGTAAAATAGATACTGATCCTAAGTTACGTAGAGCTATTAATATAACAGCAGAATTACATCAATTAGGTATTTACCATCGTGTTATTCTAGAATCAGATCTTTACTGTACTCCAGCAGAACTTTATAAAGATCTTAAAGAAATGGGTTATGATTGGGATGTTCTTCTTAATACTAGAGGTTACTGGACATTGAACCAATATTCACATCCAGTCCCATATTTGAGTACTATAGATCTTCTTAAGATGAGAAAAGGTCTGTATAAACCTTACTGGATGGATAAACCAGAAACTAAAAAGAAAAAGGGAGAATAACATTATGAGTCAGTATGATGTAACCTTTCAAGATGTAAAGACATTTGAAACTAAACTCCATACTGTAAATGCGGAAACCCATGAAGAGGCTTGTCATAAAGCTTCTTCTCTAACTAACGAGCGAGAACATAAACATTATAGAATAATTAAAGCAGAGCTGGTAGAGGTCTTTACGATAATCTCTACACCTTTAATTAAAATTAAGGAACTAATATGCAAGTGAAACCAACTGTATTTTCTTTAGATACTAAAAATATTAGTAACGTAGCTTCAACTACTGTAACTGAATTCGATGTTGACAAAGTACAAGCTGAAGCTCAAGAGCCTAAACAACTTACTTCTGAAGATTTCTTTAATAAACAAGAAGGAGATTTAGACTTAACAACTGAAATTTATAAAGCAATTGAAATTATAATAAGTAAAGAAGCGGCAGACTATTTTATAAACGATCCTATCATCGTTACTACTAAAGGTACAGCATCTATTTATCAGCGAGTATTAATAAATAGATTCTTTATCCAACTATTAACAAGAGCTAGAGCCTATATGGAACTAGAAGGACTTACCATGGTATTTACAGTTCTTACTAACGAAGGAACACATGTACCTTGGATGCAAGATCTTAATAGGGTATTATTCCCTTATCTTAAAACCAACAATGTTTTTGGATTTTTCTTAGATGTCCAAAAAGAAATTAACAATAACCTATCTAAGTCTGAATAAGACTTAGATAGGTGACTTTTTATATTCCATATAAGGATAAAATTATGACATTTTCTAGAGAAGAAAGAATATTTTTACAGATTTATGTATCTGTAATATTGATAACAGTTGGAATTTCCTATTTTGAAGGTTCATGGGCAGCTGATGCTATAACATGCTGCTTATTACTTTTATTAGTAGGAACTTGTTGTATCTTATATAAATTTATTAAGATGATAGTTAAAACGATACGTTGGAACAAAAGGAGCTAGATATGAACTCTAAACGAAAAGCCGTACAAGATTATATTATAAAATATGTAGGCGCTATAGTTTCTGGTAATGAGAATGTTAAACTCTATGAAGATCTTTTTAAGAATATGACAGATGAAGAGTTCGATAATTTTATGCAACGTATGAAGAAAGGCGAAGTACATGTTTCTGTAGTTGTTCCTAATGATGGTAAAATTCGTGTATCTGTAGAGAACAATTTTAAAGTTGCTAAACAACTAGGACATGAATTCTTCCAAAGAGTTAAAGTAACTAATCATCCAGATTATCCAGATCATTTACTACCGGTTAAAGCTTTAACTATGATTCTTCCTGTAAGAAGGGCGCAGCAGCTTCTTGCTAAGAAAATATCTATACCAGAACACAATATGTCTATAGATAACCTTACAGGTCAAGTAGCTGGCAAATCTCGTAGTTCTAAACTTACTTATCCAGAACAACAAATGTTACTTGCTATGGATATGAAAGAAACTGCTACTGAGATGGTACGTGTTAGAGGTGGCGATATACGAGCTCAACAACTATATCAAGCAGAGCTTATGAAGAATGGGGAAGCATCCCAAAAGATGATAATGGAAGTATCTAACATGATGGCAGACGGTGGTGTTAAATCTACTAAAACACTTAAACAATATTTCCAAGCTATGCATATTAAAAACACATTATAAAGAAGTAAGAGTAAGGAGAATAACTCTCCTTACTCTTACTCTTCTATGTTTAAGTTTTTAAGCCATGGATAATCTTTTCCATACTTCTTAATTAACTCTTCTTTAGTTGGTGTAGTACTTATACCAGTTACTAAGTTATTACCTACATTAACAAATTCTAATTTACCAATTTCGTAATAACCTACATGTGGTAGTACTTTATCTTTAAACCTATTTACTATTAAACCTTCTTCTAGTCTCATACTGTTAATAGCTGGGTTAACTTCATATCTTGGTATGTTACCGGTTATATTAGTTAACTCAACTTCTTTCTTAAACTCTTCGAAAGTATAGTTCCTAGTAAATGTTTTAAAGTTAACACATCTTGGTTTATAACCTCTGTCCACTTCTACTATAACTAGTTTATTAGCCCATTTAGGATCTGTTATATCTACAATATCAACGTATAACATAGGTTTATTACCACGGATATAAATACCTTCAGAGTTATTACCTAGTCTTTGATATTCTTCAGATGTAAATACAGCAGCGTCTTCTAGTTTATAATACATGTTATTAATTATTATCCATTTATACTGGGTACTATATCCTAAAGAAGGATCATAAGCTAATATTTTATCTAAATGGTCTCTTAATGTTCCTTTATTGTAATAAGGAAGATCTTTAGGTAGGACTTTCTCTTTAACATACATATAGACTTTAAAATCTTCACTTAGTGAATATTTCTTATAGATGGTTCTGTTTATATCTAAACCAGGTATATAGTTAGCTAATAATCCATCTACTTTAGTCTTATCAAGATCTTTACCTATTTCAAAACCATTGATAGTATCGAATAGTGTTGATAGTTTTCTACCTTTCTCTAATTGCGGTAAAGAAGTTGGTATTTCTAAGTTATCTACTAAGTTAACGTTAACAGATATAACTTTATCTTTACTTACTTTAGAAGGGAGAACAACTGTTTCCCCATGGTAAGCATTAGGAACAGTTTTAACTATAGGACATTTTGTAAGATCATCGTAGGTTAAGACTTTAACATTACTACAATCATAAACATCCATATTACCATCTTTATCTAAAAGACCTATATAGGTTAATTTACAATCTTTATAAACTTCTCCATCTGAAACTACTTGGAACGGTAACATTGCTAAACCTATAGCATCTGTTTTAGAAATTGTATTCTCTTTAATAGCTTTAATATCAGATGGAATGTCAACATACTTACCATCACTATTATCTTTCTTAATAACTTCAGGTTTATGTTTTACAACATCTTCTACCATGTATGTAAAGAGTCTATTTGAATTTTCAGTTCCTGGTTTTGTAGAACTAAAAGCCATTAAGCCAATCTTAGTATATTTAGTACCATAGACATAGTTCGAAATATCAAGTACTGTATAGTTCTTACTAAAGTCAAAACTACCTTCAGTCTGTAAAACATGTTTTTCAACTGCTTGACCGCTCGGTTCGTCTTGTACTTTAATCTTATGTCTAAATACCGTTTTAGCTTTAATAGGCGTTGGCATCTCTTTAGATTCACCATCTAATGTACCAATAGCATCTTCTATAGGTATTAACTCTATACCAGATAGTTTAAGGAAGTCTTGTGTACTAAAGTTAGCATCCCAGTAAGCCGGTAAAGTCCTGAAGTCATAAGCTCCTACTTCTTCTACCCATGGACCATTTTTAACTATCAACTCTCCATAATGTTTTTCGTAATTTAATAAAGCTGTTTGCAAATTGATTCTATTAACATGTGGAGGTATAGTACTATCTATAGCACCTGCTTCAAGTTCGCTTATCTTATCCTCAAGAGCATTAAGTTCAGCTTGTTTAACAGTGATCCAATCATTATACCATTTATAGTCATCTAGTCTAAACTCTGGTATGGTTACAAAATCAGCAGAGTAAGTATTAGTCCAACCATCTTTTCTTAACTCTTGGAACTTCAATACTAAATCACCTCTTATAGGTTTCAATTTAGCCATAGCCATCTTAGCTCTAAGCTCTATAATGTTAATATTAAGATAATATGGATTATCCCAAGCATAGGCTTTCAATCTTGCTATATCATCTTCAAGACCTTTAAGTTCTGTACCATATGTTATAACAAAACCATTCTTAGTACTTAGGATAGTAGGGTTATTATAATAAACAGATATATCGTCTATAACACCAGCTGCTCCCATAGCGTGTAAGCTATAAGAAGTTAGTTTCTTAATGATCTTTCTATATTTATCCATATTCTGTAACAGAACATCTTCTTGGTCTAATTCAACGCCAGTAAATGTTTTAATCATAGACTTCATAGTTGCTACAATATCTGTGTATTGGTTAATAGGAAACTTAACGCCATTCTGTTGTAATAACTCGTCTATAGTATATTCTTTACCGTCGTCTGATAATGGATAACTATCTCTCTTTATAATACTTAAAAAGACTCTCTTTATAGCATCTGAAGTCAGAAAGTTTTGAACATTGCTAGCCATAACCCAAATGATCTTACTAAGTTCTATAGCATCTCCTAAGAACTTCTTAAAACTATCTATAGTAGTAAATAGTTCAGGCTCATATGGTAATACATCTTTAATAGCTTCTAAAACAGGTTTAGAAACACCATCTTGTATTATTATGGTATCTACTAGTTTCTGAAACTTAACTTTATCAAAATCACAAACTCTATTATAAGTTATACTACTTATTTTCATATCTAAGTTATTGCTAGCATAGAGCATTAACTTAATAAACATCATTAAGCCTACTTTAGGAGTAACTGTATAGATTTTATTCTCAGGATCTATATATTCGATTTCGGAGTTATCGAACATAGTTTTACTCTTAACAGAACTTATATTACCATTATACTGTATTTTAAGTCTATATAGTTTATCTTTATGTAGACCATAGCTCCAATAATCCATAACTAAAGAGAATAGATCTAATCCTGTTTTCTTAAGTATTTCAGATCTATCTATGTCTAATACTTTAGTTTTCTGTTTAGCTAATATGTTTCTATTAGTATCGTCTATAACAACTTCTTTAAGATACTTTTGGAATACTGGTGGCATATTCTTATTAACGTCGTCTAATGCTGTTAATTGCCTATTAGTCATACTGTCTACAGATTCTACGCTACCATTATTCGTTAGATAATATTTATTAAGGTGCTTAGTAATCAAGTTAGCAGGATCTCTAGTATAACTAGGTTCGTCTAGGTTATTTCTACCATCCGAGAACTTAGGGTCAGTCCTACTAAGTATGTGTTCTCCAATACCTACATAGTTCATATCGAATAGTTTATCATAAACTTTCTTAAAGGTAAGATCTTTACCTACGTTATGCATCATAACATCTAAGTTCTTATATAACCAGAATAAACTTTTCTTATTAAGAATATTAACATCATCCCATAGGTCCATTCTAGATCTAAAGAAATGCTCCAAGTGGAAACTATGTACTTGGAAAGTTCCTATCTTCTCTAATCTAAGGTTTATTATCTTAAGATAAATAGCAGAGTATATAAATGCTATTAAAGATGGTAAATAGAGATTATCTACTATGGTATATGGTTTAACATGCCATCTAGCTAAAAGACTTTTTATATACTTCTCTAGCTCTGGTATAAGATAATATTCATTAGGCTCTACTAGATCTTTATTATAAGTAAGTATTGTTCCTTCTTTAGCTTCTATTGCTTTATCTATATCTACTGGAAACATACAACCATGGATATATCTTACATATTCAGGATTTTCGTCCATATAGTTAGTATAGAACCTATCCATTTTCTGTAATTCTATTTTAGTAGTTGGATATCTGTCTAAAAGTTCAGCTGTCAGTATTTCATCTCTTTCTGTTTCTAATACTCTTATCTTTATAGGAGTATCTAAAGGATGCATTTTACCAGCTAAATTAAGATAGTATTTCCACTCTCTTATATTCTCTTTAGTAGGTTTATGAACCGCTGGGTTATAACCTATTGTATTCTCAACACCAGCGTTAATAACCATTGGTAATTCGTTAATCTTGATCACAATGCTATTGGTGAGCGCTTTGATGCCTGCCATGTAACGTTCTATGGTATACATCTAGTTGCCTCCTACATATTAAAATTTTAAAAAGGAGATATTATGGCAGAAGATATCGATCTCCGTCCCAATATTCCAAGTATTGTTAATACTTCTCCACAAGTTGCAGCTGCTTTAAGTAAGCTGAACACTGGACAATCAGCAAACCAAAGGCCTTATACAGCTTATAACCATGAGAGTATTGTACGCAGTACTGCTAATAAAATAAGAAATAATGAAAGTATCCTTAAGTTACTTCCTGATCTTAAAATTGCTATTCAAATTATGACATCTTCTATTATAGATCCAAATAGTATGGTATCTAATGGATTTACCTATAAAGCTCCAGCTATCAATCTGGCTACTTCTGTTAAATCTGCTATAATAACAACTATTAAGAAATATATAGATACTAATTATAGGCTAGAAGAGAAACTACCTAAGATCTTAGAAGAAGCTCTTTTTACTAAAGGTTGTTATATAGAAGCTATCATTCCGGAAGCTTCTGTAGATCGTCTTATTAACTATTCTGGTGGATATAATGGTATCAACTCTATGAACTATTATTCTCAAGATGGCGAGCAGGCTTTAATATCTCAAGAAGCTTTAGCTAATGCTTTTAGTAAAAATATGTTACCAACCCAAACTCTTAGTACAGAGTCTATAGTAACTGGTTATTCTAATATGGATATAACTAAGATAGAAAAAGAGAAGAGAGAGAAATTAGTTACCTTTACAGAAGCTAGTCTTAATTTTGAATTTACTAATGATTACTCTATTTTACGTAGAGCTAAGAAAACTATGGATTCTTTAACTGGTAATGCTAAGAAAGATAAATATACTGTTAACTTAGAAGCAGAAACTGGTGCTGATACTATCTCTTATCTTAACTCTCTATTTAGAAATACATCTGCTAATAGACTTTCTGAAATAGAGTTTGCTCTTAAAGAAGATGAGACTATAAGAGATTCGGTTGCAACTCCTTTAGTTATGCAATTGCCTCCAGAATCTGTAATACCAATTTATGCTACTGGAGAACCAGATAAGCATGTTGGTTATTTCGTAATGTTAGATCAATTCGGTAATCCAGTAGATCTTGTTACAGCTTTACAGGATTATGATCTTGCTATGGCATGCGGCAATACACCATCTATACCAGGTACTACAAATGATTTTAAAACCTCTATTATAAATAAAGCTAAGATGGGTCTATTCGGTGGCTTAGCAGAAGTTCCTGAAATAGAGAATATAGAACAACTATATGGCGACATAGTAGACCATATGATTAAATCTCGTTTACGTTCTGGAGATCTTGAAGATCTAGTTGAGATTCGTAACTCTGCAGATATTTATCGTGTTATGCTAGCTAGAGCATTACAGTCTAAATCTACTAAACTACTTTATCTTCCTATAGAGTTAGTTCAGTATTATGCTTTTGATTATCGTAGAAATGGAACTGGTAAATCTCTTTTAGAGGATCTTTTAGTTCTTGCTTCTATGGCTGGTATGTTACTCTATGCTAATGTTAAATCTAGTATACAGAATGTTATACCTATAACAGATATAACTTTAGAGCTAGATGAAGATGATACTAACCCTATGGGTACTGCTGAAAAATATATTTCAGAAGTTCTTAGAACTAATAATGTTGCATTACCATTAGGTACTATAGAACATAATAACTTACATAACTGGGTAATAAGACAAGGTTATACTTTAAAGGTAATTTCTCCTTATCTTCCTAAGATGGATGTAACTAGAGATGTTCGTACTGGTGTAAATGGCGATGTTATAGATAGTGCTGGAGATACTTATTCTAAAATAATGAATATGATCCTTAAATCTTTAGGTATCTCTCCAGAACTTATAGAACAAGGCCTTAAAGAAGATTTTGCTGCTACTGTAGTTATTAAGAATAAACTATTAGCTAAACGTATTATTGCTTTACAAGATAAGACTATGGTTATGCTTTCTAAACATGTTAGAAAATATATAACTAACGATCCTCTTTTAAGACAAGAGATTGCAGATACTATACAAGCTAATAAAGAAGTTATAACTAAGCATGTTAAAGCTTCTGTTGCTACAGATGAAGAGATTACTTTAGATAAGATTAAACCTAAAGATCTAGAGAACTTCCTTATAGATATCTTTAGAACAACTTTAGAGATCGAACTTCCTTATCCTGAATTTGGAGATGACGATGAGAAAGCTAAAGCATTTGAAGGTTTCAAATCTAAATTAGATTCTGTAGTTGATGCCTTATATAGCCCAGAGCTTCTAGATACTTATTTCATTGGTTCTGGTAATCAAGATGCAGATAAGATTAAAGGCATGATTAAATCTGGTGCCACACGTCAATGGCTACAAAATAATAACTATCTTACAGAAGCTTATGAATGGTATGTTAAACAAGATGATGGGCATCTTACTTATCCATTCTTCGACGAGAATGCTGATATGGCTCAAGCTGTTATTGAAGCATTTATTAGCTATGCTGAACGTCGTGGTAAAGATGTTAAGAAGCTATCTGACTCTTACCAGAAGAAAGTTATCGAGAAGTTTGGAGACCTTTCATCAGGTTCTGACTATGGAGGATATAGTTCTCCAGATGATGGTTCAGAAGGTGATATGGGCGGTGATGATACCGGTATGGGAGATGACCTCGATATGGATATGGGAGACGAAGGCTCTGGGGATGAAGATATGGGAATGGAAGAAACTACGGAAGAATCTACAGAAGAAACTACTTCTAATGAGGATTCAAGTTCTGAAGAAGCTCCTGCTGATACTAACATGGAATCCTAGAGTTATCCTTACACGATTATTTTTAATCAGATTAAAATTCAGACACTAGATAGAAGAGTAATCTTCTATCTAGTGCTCTTTTTATTTTATCTTAGCGTTTTCATAGTTTGGTTCATATCTATCTATTTGATCAGGATCTTTTTCAAACTTCTGTAATGTATAATTCCATTTACCTTTTCTGCTATTAATGGCTTTAAAAACTTCGTCCATTGCTTTATCAAAGTCATAACCAGCTATCATAACTGCTGATTTGATTAATCTAAATAAGCTATTAAGATAACTCACATGCATATTGATTTCTTTGCTTATATCATTCTTATGTGTCATAGCTATAAGATCTTTAGTAATTACAAAGCTTGCCGATTTAACACCATCCATTAGTTTAAATAAGAAGAAGTTCTTATATACTATTAAAGCACTATCGTCAAGATCTTTATGTTTACTTCTTTTCCTCTCTACTTCTCTCATCTCTTCTATGGAAAGTTCTTGGTCTAAATCTACTTCTTCTATAGCATTAGCTAAATATACAGAATAATCTAATATCCCATCTATAACTTCATCTAGACACTTAGCTCTTGCGACTTCAGTTGTCTCTTCTAATAGATTACCTAATAATCCTGGTTTCTGAGACTCTATAGTTATATCCCTATCTTCTCTCCATTTCTGTAGTTGCTCTTTATAGCTCATTTTGGTTTCCTCCGTATCAAATTTTATTAATGTATAACCTTCTATAGTCATTTCTTCGGGGAAACTAAGTTCCCCTTTTAAAAACTGTTCTGTTAAACTAGATAATTTTTCACTTCTTACTTTCTTTTGCTTTTTTAGCTTTCTCATCTCTGTCCTTATGTATATCGAATATAATATGATTACTAAACATATTATGGTATACACCATAAGATTTTGACTTATCAGAAAGTATAAAAATATAATATCCATATACCCCAATACCTTCTCTTTGGAACATGATGTAAACTTTAGGTTCATCACCTTCCATAGCCTTCAAAGTATTTCTATCTGGAATATCTGTTCCTAAAACTAACTTAGTATTAACAGTATGTTCTTTACTATCTAATTCAAATCCCTTAAGATCTAAAGTTTTAGAACCTTGTTTAATTATGCAACTAAGTTTCTTACCTTTAGTTTCGTAAATAAGATCTGTAATATCAAAATAGTATTTACCATTACCATTTTTAAATGTGCCTATTTCATTTCTTGCTGTTTCTAATCTACCTATTAAAGAAGTTGTATTATCATAAACTCTTTTAGCTAAACCAGCAGGCTTAATAGGAAATGCTAATGGATCTTTACCCATAATTGTTAAATCATTATTACTTGCTGATAAAGCATCAGAGCCAAAAGCATTAAAGAATTTAACATAATCTGGTTTATACAATTTATCTAAATCAACAGTATAAACTAATACAGGATGTTCAGAATGTTCTTTATGATAACGATCCATAACATCGATAATTTCACCTGGAATATTATCCATTCTTACCATACCATACAATGGATCTCCAGAACGTTTACCGACATCTATAGAACCATAGTTCATAACTGTAAAATAAGCTCTGTCAGCTTCTATATGGTTATCGGTATTATTAATAAAATATAGTTGTCTAAATCTTAAGAAGTTTGGTTTATTTATATTAGGTTTCCAATAACGTTCTGTATGCCATTTATAGATATTAACAGCTTGACCAGACAATGCTAATCTTCTAGCTTGTCCTGCTAAATCATCTGCTAGTTCATTACCTATATCACCATTATGACCTTTAACCTTAGAGAAAATTAATTTAGGTTTATTTGTTTTAACCATAAAGTTTACTAATGCATTAACCATATTGAAAATATAAGTTCTTGTAGACTCTGCATTTTTCTCATAAGTTGTATTAATATATTCTCTAAGTTTTTCTTCATTACCAGGTAATGTTAAATCATTATGGTTCCTATAGATATTAATAACATGTCCCCAAGTTCCTAAAGCTACTTTAGAATCAGAATAGATAACTAAACGTTTTAAAGCATATCCATTACTTTCTTTTAACTCTGCTATTCTCATTAACGCTTGTTCTATTGCTTTAATTTCGGCATCATTAGAAAAACCTTTATCACCGGGTACAGCGAACATACCATCTATATATCCTATAGGATTTATCTTAAGTGTATCTAAGTTAGTTGTTGTTAATATCTTAAGAACTTCTTCATTTTCTGTATCGTAAATAATACTAGGATTAACGTAACCTACAGAAGTTGGAAATCCTTCATTAGGTACATCTGCTGATTTTTTATATTCTTTATCTACATCATAATAGAACCCATGATATCCCATGCCTAATTGACCTGGAGACCCTGGACCCGCAGAACCATCGGTATATACGAATGCTGCTATTTCCATTTTATAACTCCTTCATTTTCTCGAAATCACGAATAACCCGTGGGTATACTATAAAATAACTAGTAGCATAAGGAATTAACCTTATGCTACTAGTTGAATACTTTTATAGACCTTACTTTTTCTGGAAAATGTTTAACTATATTAGGTAGGAGTTAACCTACCTAACTTAATCATGATTTAACCAAATGGTTAATTAGTTTCAGTATCTCTACGACGATACCTAAGACTGTCACGACTAATTCAATATGATTAATTGAAATGTTAAACATATTAATTAGTCTCCTTTCTTTAAATGCTTAAAGTTGGGAAGCTAGTCTTCCATAGACATTATAGGTCTAGAATAATGTCAAAGATATCAGATACCATAGCTAAGAGGATTACTCTTAGCTATGGTATCTTATCTTATTCTAGACTTCTGTGATTTTGCATACTGTACAGCAGTGTGTTGTTAGTAAAAATATAAGGAGGCGAATATGGCTAAAGATGTAGGCATATATACACCCGAAGAGCAAGAATTACTTAATAAAACCTTAGATTATAGATTACGAATGATGTCAGAAGTTTTTAAAGAAGGTACTCCTAGAAGACCAGGAGATATAAGAGTAGCCAATGAAGTTCTTAACTCTATAGATTCTGCCGTTGATAAAGCAGCTAACACTAGACTTAAACAGTCAGCTGTTAAGAATGATGCTGACGTTAAAGCTACTGTTGTTGGTATCCTTAAAGCTCAAGCAGAGCGTAGAGCGCTACAAGCTAAACGTGATGCCAATACCGAAGTTATCCTAGATGATACTTTAGATATAGAACGTCCTGTATTTGTACCTGGCGAAGATAGCTTTGAACAACCTACGTTAACGATGGAAGAAATCATGGGAGAAGAAGATGGTAAAGAGTAGTCAACTTAGTATCTATGGCTTAGCGCTTATTAATGCTATGCTAGCTAATCGTTATTATAAAGTCCATAAGAATACAACTCTTAATGAAAAGTTTAATATTCTTCCAACAGATCATACGCCACAAGGAACTATTGATGTTCCTATATTCCCAAGACCTAAACTATTTGTTCTTGGAGTTGGCGGAACACCATATATAGATAATGTTGGTAGTTATAAATATAGTCAGCATTCAGTCTTAGATGCTGCACTTTTCCATCATATACCTTTCATTATGCGTAAAGTTAATGATGATATTGATCAGTTTACTAGACAGAAATATCGTTTACGTAAGACATTATTAGTCAAAGGTGAGGAGTATTATGCGTATTATGCAAAGGTCTGTGATCTTATAGATTATCGTAACTATAATTTTCTTGTTAATAAAGTTGGAGATAATGATGTTCTTTCTATTATGAACTTCGATTCAGATCGCTATCTTAACCCAGTTCCAGTTATTAAACCATCAGACCCTAAAACGGTTCTTGATGTTAACTCTGTTATTAACCGTTTTAAGTTTGAATTCCGTCTTATAGAAGAAGAACAAAAAGAACTTAAGAACGTTCTTAATATTTTAGATCTACAAGATGTAACTAAGATAACAGAATTAGGTATATGCCATGGTTATGATATTCCAACCACATTTGGTTATGAATCTTTAGATACCCAAATTACTTATTTCGTAGATATAGATCTTGATGTTGCTCTTGATCTTAATTCTACTAATAGATTCCAAAGAAATATTGAACTAGGTGGTTCTGAACCATTCTACAATATTCAATCTTAAGGAATAAATTATGGATAGCTATGAAAACTTTTACACTATCCTTGGTTTAGATCCTGGTAATAATTTAGGAATAGGTGTTCTTCAGGTTAGTACAGAGACTAATGAAATTCTCTCTGTTACTGGTCAAACACTTGTGCTTGATAAATATGTAGAAGATGATACTTATAATGTTATGTTAGCTAGAATACAAAAGCTTCATAATGTAGTAACGCATCTTAATGTTATTTACCAACCATTAGTAGTTTCTTTAGAAGCTGCCTTTATGAACTCTCGTTTTCCTAAATCTGTTATACAGCTTTCTCAATACACTAATACTATTGAATTAGCATCTAGGTTATCTAACTCTTGGTGTAGAATCCTGAAATATCCTCCTAAGTATATTAAATCAGTTGTAGGAGCTGGAGGAACTGCTGATAAAAATGATATGAAAAATAATCTTCTTAAGATACCAGAAATCTCTAGCAAGATCAATCTTGACCTTCTATCAGAACATGCTATAGATGCTATTTCTATCGCTTATGTATCTTATAAAGAGTTACAACTTAACCCTCATTACCTTATATCGCTTCCATTCTAAATTATTTAGGATGGAAGTGTATTTTTATTTCTTACTTAGAATTAAAAGACTAATACATCGGGAGTAACATATGTGGAAATGGTTATCTCGGCTTTTTTCTAAAAGTCCTAAACTACCGTCTACATATGGCGGTAAAGTTAAAGAGATATTAGATAGTGATATAGACTTACGTAAGCTTTATAATAGTTACTGTACTTTCGTATTCCCTAATCCTTTAGATTATAGAAATGAATTAGAGTCTATTATGCAACAAGACATTTTAAGAAAAGAATTAAGGATAACATTAGTACCAGAGAATAAAATGGCTACTATTAATTTCTTAGAGTTCCTTAGTACCAATGGCAGAGTACCAATAGATCCTATAGGAGATCTTAAGATGTTTATTAATGTTCTTGAAAGATTCAATAACTACTATAATCTTTATGCAGATATAAAAGGTAATATCAATCTCTCTGTCAATCTCAGATACATTCAGATACATATTATTTATATAAGAAGGATAATAGATACTGTATATCTTTCTATTAAGACTAATTAGATACTGACGAGTATCTAACATAAGGAGTTAAAATGGGTAATGAAGTTACTCAGGAAGTTAAGAACACTTTGGTACCAGAAGTGTTTAGTAAAGAAGTTGAACAGAATGCTAATGGTGTATTAGCAAAGATGTTTCGTAGAATAACAGCTAAGTTAGGGGTTGTTAATAAACTTCGTAACTTATGCAAGATGGCACAGACTAGAGATAAAATGTACCGTATGGAAATCAATAGTCCTGTCTTCGACGAGAAACTTGAGTATCGTCTATATCAAATGGCTACAGCACCTAAGATGACCTTCGATGGTTTTACTAAACTTATATCTCATCTCTTTAATGTATCTGAGTTTAAGTTTACAGTTAGTATCAAACCTAAGAATAGCGATGAGTGGATAACTATAGAACAACAAGTTATCAATACTACTGGTCCTATAACAGATCTAGAAAATCTTGATGAAGAAGAGATAGAGCTTCTTAAAGAATCTCTAGAAGATGGAGACGATGATGAATAACCCTGAAATTAAGATTATAGACGAAGAGATTCTAGATAAAACAGCTCTTATACTTACAGAGTCTTATACGAATATCAAGAACTTAACTGGTTTCTTAACAGATCTTGATAGTATCAATACCTTTGGTTATTTTACTAATAAAGGTAAAGAGAAGTTAAGAGGGTTTATCTATGCTAACCCAGCTTTACAAGAGACCCGTATAGAGATACTTCAGATTATGAATAATGCATTTATTCAACAAGGAGTTACTTTATATGGTCAGTCTGCTTACGTAGCTGAAATATATACACCATTAGTCTATGATGAAGATCTTAAAGCAGCTTATATTAACCTTATGCCAGAATATAAAGAAGACATGTTAACAACATATGGATCTATCTTTATACAAGCTATGATGTTAAGAGTATTAAGTAGTAGAATAATCAATTTACTTAAACCTAAACTCTTAGCTACTGAAGAAGCTAATATAAACAATGAGATCTCTAAGAAGCGTTCTGAATTAATCAATAGTTTACCAGATAGATTGGAGGTAGCGAATGTACCAGAATAACCCGGAATTTCCAGAAGTCTCTGGTCTAGAAGAAGGTAAAGATTATATCTCTCTAGTTGCAGATAGTAAACATATTTTAGGTAGAGCCTTAAGTATAAACTATAATTATGTTTTCAAAACATTGATAGGAGATGTTAGAAGCATCGGAAGATTTATGCAGTATCTATCTACTAAAGGTTATCCTTATCGTTTAGTTATGAAAGGTCAGTTTAGTAATAAAGATCTAGGTATCATTAAGAAGTTACCTACATTAAGATTACCAAACTATTGGGCTATCATGGCATATGCATTATGTTCTAGAATATCTCAAGATTCTAGATTACAAAGATGGCTTAAAGAGAATACCTTACCATTAACAATAGCTAGATGGGAAGTTCGTAATAAATATGTAGAAGAGCTTTCACAGCCAGTTTATGTTAATGTAACTAAATTAGGTAACTATCTAAATATAGTAAGAGACATTGAGAAATTGATAAAAGAAGATAAGTTTACTAATGAAGAGATCATTAGTCTAATTAAGTTTTATAAACTAGATACTTCTGTACCAGTTTTTCATAACGCAATTACAACTATACCAGAACCAAAAAAGAAGTAAGAGTGTAGAGGATATATCCTCTACACTCTTACGCTTGTTTTATTTTTGGCCGTTATTTCTCATTTTATCATTTACTAAAAGACCTTCATCTCTTGGTGGTCTAGGAGGATTAGTATTATTAGCAGTCATACTTTTATAGTCTAAAGATTTAAGATTCTCTTTAGCCGGGTTAGTCTGCTGTTGTTGCTTCATAGCTTGAACCCTAGTAGCCGCTAATTGCTCTTCAGTGTTATCACTTGGTTTCAAAGAGTCACTAATCTCCATTAACGTCTCTAGCATCTTTTTATTAATATCTAACTGGTTAGTTTGGATTTTATTATTTTCTGTCATAGTAGTAGAAAGTCCATCAACAGCCATGTTAGAGCTAGCCGTTTTCTGTATTTCTAAACTACTAGGAGAAGTAGATGCACTTCCGTCTGTAGATACCATTGTACTAGTATTAGTACTTGAACCTTCTGATCCATCTGGAGAACTATCTCCTACGTTTTCAGGTTTTAGATTTTCAGTATTAGGATCATAACGATATAAACTTGGAACCATATTACCATATTTTGCGCCTGGTGATCCATAAGGTCGGTATTTAGATCCACCGTCTTGATGGAAGTCCGATACCCAGTGATCGCCGTTAAACACTTGTATATGCCCATGTTTAATATTTCTAGATTGTCCGAATACTTCTATGTCGCCTGGTACAGGAGATGTATTAGGGTCTATTTTCTTAAATCCAACATCCTCTAAGATACCATTACTATCGTACATATAAGCAGAACCGGCTAAACCAGCATTCCTATATTTATCTGTTATAGTAGATCCGTCTGATGTTGTAAACCCAGCTGTTTCTAATGCATTTCTTACATTAGTAGCACATTTACCAGATGAACTCTCACCTGCTGTTTTATTTATAGTTTCTACCAAGTTCTTAGATTTCTCAGGTAGATTAGACATATCTATAGAGCTAGTTTGATAGTTATTAGTAAACCCAGAAGAACTATTATAACCTTGGTTAGCACCTTGAACAGAAGTATCAACATGTTCAGGGCTATTAATACCAGAAATACCTTTAGTACCGGCAAAATCATTACCCAATGCTTGTTGGAACATTGCGCCATTAGCCTCACCTGTAGATGAGCCTCCTTGGTCTGCGCCAAGTTTCTTCTTAAATTCATTATAGTAGGCTATACGCTCTTGCATACCATTATTGCCACCATTAACACCTTTGTTAACAGTTTCAATATCATCTCTTTCTATAGCATCTCTAAATTTAGGGAATTTCTCTTTCTGTCTCTCCCACCATGCTATAGCAGAAGCTACTGCCATTTTAGGATCGTCTTCTAGTAGTTGTGGGTACTTAATAAGATCCACACCCATTCTAGCACCAATATCAGCATAGTTTGCTCTACCAGTAAGATGTATAAGTCCTCTACCTTTATACTTAGCACCATCACCAGGTTGAACATTGCCAAGATCTTTTCTTCCGTCATACCTAGAGAAGTAACTATCTCCACCTAGCTCTGCAAACCATTGGTAGTTACCTGTTTCATGTTGTACGTTAGCCAAGAACATCGCTTGTTCTCTTGGTGACCAACCTAATCTATTCATAGACCTCATAGCTATGTTCATTAGGTTTTCTTTGGTCATACCCTTTTCTTTATTCTTAGCAGATGTTTTAGCAGGGTCGTTAATAGAACCTATATTCTTAGGAGCAGTAAAGTTCCTAAAGTTAGGACTATTCATAGGTTTAGTAGCTTTATTATCTAATGTAAAATCCCTAATCTGTTTATTATACTGTTTATTCTGGTCTATAGGGTTATTACTATTATTAGATGTTTTATCCGAAGATTTACTATCTCCAAATGCAGCAGCTAATATTTGTTTAAGCATACCCATAACGCCGCCAGATTTACTATCAGCGGCTTTCTTAATAATAGCGTCTTGAATAGATGTTATTTTCTTATTTAACCAGTTATAGTAAGTTGTCTTAAGATCTGAGATACTAGGATTTGATTCACCAGCTACAGCTGCGACAACATCTTTAAATGCAGTATCTCTATTATCATAGACATATCTTATATACTCATCTTTAGAGATTAATTTAAAGTTACCATCTTTATCTTTCATAGCTAGAGCATCTATAGATGTTAAACAATCCCAGAATATTTCACCAGTTGGTTCTCCAAGATTATAATAACGATTGTTTTCTAACTCTCCATATTCTGTCGAAACAGAACCAACATCCGCAACTAGTTTTACAGATTTTTCTGTTTTGGCTAATGAGTTGAAACCTTTAAGGAATTGGAGATATTTGTTATCTTCTTCTTTAACAGCTGTTCTTGTTCTAACTTCTGCGTAGGTTCTATGTTTAAGACCTTCTCCTTTAGCAGCGGCTTCTTTATTAGCTTTATCTGCTTTTTCATAAGTTTCTTTATCGACAATTTTACCATCTACAAGGTAAGTGCCTTTTTCTGCTTTAGCCTCAGCCTGTTCTTTAACAACCTCAGGATCATCTGGTTTAACAGGATCTCCATTTTCGTCAACGACAGGATCATTATCGTTAAATAAGTCAAATCCTAATACAGCTTTACTAACAGCTGATTTGAGATCTAAACCATCAATAGTCATGTACTTAATAACCATAGCTGCATCATAAAGAAGTAATCCCCAGCCTACAAATGGTACTGCTCTTGAAGCTATCTTAGCGGTTATTTTAGCGAAGAATGCTGTTCCTGCTTTTTTACCTAAACGTTTCATAATAGGAGCAGAGAACGATTTAAGTATATCCACTACTTTCTTAGCTATAGAAGTTTTACTAACAGCAGAAACAACAGAACCAGCTGTTTTAGTAACTGCTTGTCCAGCTTTAGTTGCTGCTATAGCTCCAGCTACTTTAGTTGCACCTTTAACAGCAAGACCGCCTAATGCTTTAGCTCCACCAAGTACGCCGCCTAAAGCTTTACCTAATAATCCTGTTAAGCTTGCAAATCCCGAACTTAATAATCCAGTTACACTAGTTATACCAGATACAACACTACTGATTCCAGAACTAATAGCTCCTAATATTCCAGGTACTACAAATAGCAATGGTTTTAATAAACCTTTAAGTTTACTAAAGAAACCTTCTTTCTTTTCAGGTGCTTTAACTTCTTTAGCAGAATCTTTCTTATCAGTAGCTTTAGTCTTAAGTCTATTCCACCAAGAGTTTTTATTCTTTGGTGCATCTGGATCATTAGCATCATATAGATTATCATCTTGGAAACTACTTTCCATACCATAAGCTCTTCGTTCTTTTCTACGTAAAGCTTTAGCTATAGGATTATTCCATAGACCAGATACTCCATCTAAGGCTAGACCACCTAATGAACCTATTCCAGAACCTAACATACCTAGACCAGATAAAGCTCCTTTACCTAATGCTGGTATACCCTTTTTAAATAGTTTACCATACATCTTTCTTTCGAAGCTTCTAGAGTCTTTAGCAAAATCTGAGTTCCAGAATTTCCAAGGGGCTTTTAAACCTAATTTAAGAGCTTTAGTGCCTCCTTTAGCTAATAATCCTAATAAACCTTTAGTTGGGTTCATAAGGAAGCTACCTATAGAGCTCAAGCCTTCTGTCATCTTATCAACTCTATAATCAATAAGTTTCTCACGTTCCTCTTCTGTTCTTTCAGAACGTTTCTTCTTCTTAATAGAATCAATCTCTTCTTTAACAGAATTGAAAGTTTTACCAGCTTTCTCTTTAATCTTATCTTTTTGCTCTTTAGTAGCTACTAATAAATCATCTTGTAACTTATTAAGTTTCTGTTTAAGAGAATTTTCAGTACCAGCTGCTTTATCTTTAATCTCTTCGATGGCTTCTTGATCGCCATGCATAGCTCTAATTGCTAATTCTGTATACTCTTTACCATCATCTACACTAGCTTTAGTTTTAGCTATAGCTTCTTGATAAATTTCTTTAGGATCAGTATTCTCTATATACTCTTTAGCGGCCGCCAATTGTTCTGGCGGTAAAACCTTAGAGACTTTACTTAGAATATCGTCTTTTGCTTTCTTAATAATGTCTTTCTTATTCTCTTTAGTTTCGTTATAAGCTTTATTAAGTTTACTATAGGTTTCATCTAGTTTATTCTGGCTATATACTCTAATATCCTCTAAGCTAACTCCAGCTGGTATTCCTTTAGAGTTAAGGAAATCGGAACCATAAGTATATGCTTTATCAAAACTAGATTTAGCATAAGAAGTACCTTTAGTATATTTATCGTTAAAGAAATTCTTAACTCCAGGTATATGACTATAGACATACGATTTACCTCTGTTAAACTGGTTAAATCCTTTTTGATAAGCATCTGTACCTTTAAGGTTATTCATACGCTTATTAGCTTCAGTTCGCATATAGTTTAGAAGTCTTTTTATAGTAGGATCTCTATCGAATTTATCTAAAGCTCTTTTCAATTTTCTTTCATAACGTTCAGGGTCTATTTTCTTCAATTGGATATTTTCAGGATCCATATTGAATTCCCTAATGAAGTTCTCTCTCTTTAACCTATAGTTTTGGGCAGCTTGTTCCTCTTCGGTCATACTTGGGTTATAACTCATGTTTGTACCAAATTCGCCAACATACTGACCTTCTCTTAGACCAGAATTAAGCCCTCTTATACCAGATCTTAAATTAGCCCAATCTCTTTTTAAATCGCCTTTAATATCGCTACCTAAACCGAAATCAAAATAAGCATCTGATATATCACTGTTTACAGAATATGTTCTGCTTTTAGCAGCATGCTTAAAGATATTTTTAATACCTTCTCCATTTAGTGTAGTTGCTCCACTAAGGCCATTAACATTTATTAACCCATTTCTTATAGCAAGATCCGAACTCATACCTGTTGCGTACTTTTGCATCATAGCTGGTGACATCTTAAGGAAGTCTGCAGAACCTTGGAATAGATCGTAAATACCTTTAGAGTTTCCTCCACCTCTTAAACTAGTTACAAAAGCTGAAAATAAATCAGCTGCTTCTAATTGTAATTCATTAGGTACATACTTTAGAAATCTTGAAGTAGTCATAGCTTCTGGAGATATAGCTCCATATTCTGTTATATAGCTTATAAACCATTTATCAAGATTAGCTAATATTCTTTCTTTATTAGCAGTTTGGTAATCTTTAAGTCTTTCAACTACCTCTCTTTTCATGCCAGTAGCTCTAGCTCTAGCATAACTTACCATATCCTCTGCTATATGAGATCTTAAATCCCTATTTAACGCTCCAGCGGATTTAAAGCTTTGGGTCTTATCGTCAAATCTTAATTCATCATTTTCACCAACGTTTTTACCAGTTCTTAACCCATGCACTTCATTATGGATTTTACTTAATAGTAATGGTATTACCGTGTTAATACTGCTATAGGTTCTGCCATCAAAAAGAGCTTGACTATCTAATTCTGCTTTACTTAATTTAGTATCGCTAAATGGAGTACTCGTAGGTACTAATCCGTCTAAACTATCAATACCTCTGTTTAGTAATTTACTAAACATACTATTTGGATTTCTTTTCTTAAGGCTTTTCAAATAGTCCATAGGGTTACTAGCTAACCCTATAATATTTCCAGATAGTTTATTTCTAATATTTTTAGGTACGGCTTTACCTAGTTTATTATATAGTAAACCTAATAATAGGTCACTACCCATACCACCGGCTAATGCTCCTTTAGACATACCCATATCTTGCATGTCTTTAAAATCACCAGCCATACCCACTAGGTCTTGGAAGTTACTAGCATTATCATTAGCATCCATTAAGATTTCTCTTAACTTCCTATTTACAGCGAATGTAAAGTTCTCTAATGGATTTACTTTTCTAAATATGCTTTCTGATAAACTACCGAATGCTTTCTGTTTCAGTACCATACCAGCTACTTCAGCATTCCTTAACTTCACTGCTTCTGGTAGACTAGTATTCTTTACTATAGCTTCAAATTGTTTAGTAAAAGCTTCAAATTGCGATCTCTGTAACTTTAGACTCTCTTCTAACGTTACATTCATTTTCCATTGTAGCTCTAAGGATTTATTATAGTATATCCTATCTTGTTCCCTCATAGCCATCAAGGTTGTATATTGTCTTTTACTAACCTCTTGTGATAACTTACTATTTTTACTAGTAAATTCAGTAGTTAACATTGCTATCTTATTATCAACGTCTCCTAATGAACTTTCTATACCACTTTTAAAATCTTCTAAAGTTTCTTTCTGTTCTGCGTATGCTAAATCCGATTCACTTTTCAGTTTCTTACTAAGAGTTTCAAATAGGTCGCTTATCTTACCTTTAGGTAATGAAGATGCTAATGTTTTACTTATGCCAGATAGACTATTCTTTAATGGTGTTAATTGCTTATTAGCCTCTTCTTGCATCTTACTTAGTTCGTATTTCAAATCATTAAGAGAGCTTTTAGCATCATTGTTTAAACTAGCTTCTATTATCTTACCAGCATGATCTTTTATCTTCTTACTTTTTATATTATCTTTAGCAGCAGAGTAAGCATCCTTTATAGTTTCTTCTATTGCTTTACGTTTATTCTTCTTATCTTTACCTTTAGTAGATTTTGCTGTTTTCCCAGCATCATCGTCCCACTCACTATCTAGATCGTCAAAGTCAAAATCTTCGAAATCTTCTATATCTTCAAAGTCGTCTTTAGCCATGACGTCTCCTTATCATTTTTTAATTTTCTAGTAACTCATTATTATATAACTTACCCACTAGATCAGTCAAAAACCCTAGAATATCAGGGCTTTTTTGATTAACATCCCTAATAATAAGGAGGAAAAATGGCTTCTTTTGTGGATAAACTTTTTAATGTTGATTTCCTAACTATTAAGCCCGAACAACTTAGAGATATGCAAGAAGTAACATCCCTAGCGATTTACGAATCTAATAGTAAAGTATATGATCCTAAAGGACTTTTTTCAGAAACTATCTTCGGTCAGAGAGATACTGCTCTCCGATTTATCAAACCAGGTTATATAGATCTCAAAATGAATATCTTACATCCTTTTGCTTATAAGATACTTATAGGTCTAGATCCTATTTTCGATAAGGTAGCTTCTGGTAAAGTTAAAGCTAGTTTTAGTAACGAACTCAAAACCCTAATAGAAGATCCTAAAGGTGAAACAGGTTTTGATTTTTTCATGCGTACTCTTCCTAAGATAGAGTTCGATACTCGTAATACTAAATCTCGTTCAGTATCTATAGAAGTAGTTAAGAAAGCAATTAGACCAGAAAATCTCATTCGTTACTTCTATGTTCTCCCGGCAGGTATGAGAGATATAGAAGAAGATTCTAAAGGTCGTCCTACACAGGATGAAATTAACGATATTTATTCTAAGATGATCATGGCAGTTAATGGTATACGTAATAATACTATACGAGATGATAAACTTGCCCAGTTTGATCCTTATCGTTACAGAGTACAACTTATAGCTATGGATATCTTTTTCTATATTAAGAATCTTATAGATGGTAAACGCGGCTTTATGCAATCTAAATGGGCATCACGTGGTATTATGGATGGTACTCGTAACGTTCTTACCGCTCTCCCTAATGTAGTTTCAGATCTTAAAGATCCTAATAAAATATCTTTTAACGATACCACTGTTGGTCTTTATCAATTTGTAAAATCTATTTTACCTTTAGCTATCTTTAATGTTAATAAGTATTTCATATTTGGTGTTGCTACACCTGCTTCTAATAACGTAACAGTTATAGATAGTAAGACTATGAAAACAACTTTTAAATCAGTCTCTTCTAAAGATAAAGAAGCATGGACTACAGCACAGGGACTTAATAACATTTTTAATAAGCTTAAACAGGATGTTATTAAGAATGATTATGCCAAGATGGGAAATGATTATATTGCTTTAGTAGAAGATAAAGGAAAAGAGATTTATGTAGTCAAAGACACTAACAATATACCACCTGGTGTTAACGTTAGCAAGCTTAGACCAATAACTTATGGAGAGTTTATATATATTTCGGTTGCTAAAGTATCGAAAGAAGCTAAAGCTACTGTTACTAGATACCCAGTTATTAACCTAGGATCTATTTATCCTTCTGGGGTATATTTAAAATCAACTGTTATAGGTAGAAAAGTAAAAGTATATATAGATAACCAAATATTAGAACTTCCCGAATATCCAGTACCCGGAGAAAAATATTTCGGAAGCATTAGTGCGTCCGTTATGCATTTGGGAAAGATGGGGGCTGACTTGTCGCCTCAGGTCTTTATTTATAATTAACTTTATAAATAACGCAGCTAAGCTAATTGCGGGAAACCCTTAAAGCTAATAGATACCACTTATAGGTAGAAATACACTATAACACTATACCCAGTAATGGAAGCGTATAGCATGGTAAAAACTTTATTACATTGGGCAACCGACGCAGCGAAGAATGTGAATGCTA